CTACCATTTCGCAAATGTATATAAGGCACTGGCCCCTTTGAAATGCTTACCTTCAAAATGTGCTAAACTTTGAAAGTTGCCAGCTTGATAACCGATTGTTTTGTATACCTTCCCTGTCTCCATTACAGTAACGCCGCCCATAATACGATGTACTTTATTTAGATTGATTTTATATACATCAATCTTTTGTTCATCGGTATTTTCAACAACTGCGGTTCTATCGCTTTTTTCAATAGCTTCCGGTGGAATATTCGGAGATTTATCCTTAATAGCGTTTTTCGTAACTACTGCCGCATCATGTAGTGTTGACGCTTGCGTGTAATATGTTACTACAGGTTGTGCCGTTTCCCTATATGCAATAACTTCCTTCGCTACTTTTGGCGATACGTTTAACGCTTCCCCTAATTTAACCGGATTCTTAGCCGTTGTCTGATTGATAATAACCGGTTCTTGTAGCTTCTTAGTATGCATCACATTATAGGCAAACAGGCCAGCCACTACCACCAGTAGCATAAACAATGCCACGGTGATAACGGGTGCGTATCGCCTTAATAGTTGAATGATAGTATCCATAATTACCCCCTAAATAGGCCAATCCAATACTAAATCCGCATCAAATTCTTTGCCTTCAATATTTTCGGTAAATGTATATTGCCATAGATTGGCGCCGTCATAATCACATTGGCTATTTAATTGTGCGCACCAGATAGCGCAACCGCCTAACTGGCTAACATCTAATACATTCACTAGCCAATCATAACTAGCGTATAGACCTGTATTAACGTACCCAGCTTGCCATAACTTATTGATAAACACGCTACAGATATTCGTTAATTGTTGGCCCGTTGGCATGCCACGATCTGCCTTGTAATCGTCCGCGTCTTCCATATCAAACCAGATACCCATAGGCAACTTATCCACAGTCAATCCGGCATCATTGAGCGTGTTTATTACGAATTCCGCTTCACTCGCTGCGTGTTCTTCATTCATGGCATAGGAATAGTGGTATACACCAATAGCTAAACCGGCATTAATAGCACCGTTGATATTGTTATAGAATTCACTATCTAAATTACCTCTGCCATAACCGATGCGGATAATAGCGAAGTCAAAGCCATTAGCCTTGACCGCTCCCCAATCCACTACGCCGTTATTTTCGCTTACATCAATACCCCTCATATTTCACCTCATAATTTAACTTTGTTTTCAATTTTGGTTTTAATTAAATCCAAAAACTTACCCATAGAAACGTTGCCGCCGTCGCGGAGGTTTTCCAGTATAGATAAAAACTCAGATGAACCTAAATATAACCATACAAGCGATACCGCAAATTGTTTCTGCCCGCTCATTTCGTCAAATAAAATAGCGGCCATTGTGGCCGCAACATATGTCATAACTTTTCCAATAAAACCCTTGCGCATATATTTTGATGCAATTAACTGCTTTTCAAATGCTACCGGTATTGCCCGGTATTTTTCCCATGTGGCGATTTTTTCTGGATCATATCCGAATTCATCGACTAACATTTTGTAAGCGATGCTTGCCCACTTTGTAAACAAATCAATGAATACCAATAAAATAAACACGCCCAATATTTGAACGTGTTTTAAACCAATCACCCATATAGCCAACGCAGCAACGCTGCTCAATATCGTTTTTAAGATAAAGCTAGTTGTAAGAGAATTCCAACTATCGATTAAGAAATCTAACACTATTTGCATTATTACTCCTTTATAATCCCTAAGCCATATACCCCTCTTGCTACATTGGCTTTTTGAATATTTAGTTTGTCTAGTTTTTCCCTCTTCGCATCGCTAGACATGGTTTCGCTATCAATAATTTTCTTCGATGCTTTATTAATAGCCTTAAATGAATTTTGTGCATTTTTCAGTTTATTGTATAACTTAGGGTCATAGCCTTCTGGTCTCTGCCCTGTGAGTTTTAGTTCGTTATGTAGTTTTTCTTGTTCCTTAAAATCATCATATACACGTTGCACGCTATCGCTACTTTGATATGGTTTAGCAAAGAAACGGCGTATTTCCGGTAACTCCGTTACGCCTTTAGTAGGGCGTTTTTCATTCGCACCACTAATAGCATCCGTTATGTCCAACCCTAATCGTGCAAGGTTGCCACCATAACCCATAATTGTATTATCTACCTTATATGGCGATACGTTGAATGTGTCGCCAATTTTACGAGCCACCATAGACGTATTAGATCCGTACTGTAGTTTATCCGGTAGTTTTTCTTGCGATTGAGGTACAATGTTTCTTTGTCTAAAATCAGAAAAGTTAAACGCCCATTCGTAAATAGGAACAAAGAAAGTAGGGGATAAATCAGGGATTAAAGTCTCTTTTACTCTATCGCCAAATCCTTTAAACCCTACACTATTACGTCCATTTTCTTTGTCGTCAAAATATTGCAACATACGTTCAAATGTAGTGCCGTATAACAACCCTAATTCAAACGGCTTAGGTATTTTTACAAATTTATCCCCAGCCGGAATATGGAAAAATGTATCCTTTTCCCATTGTGGCAACTCTTGATATGCTGAATTATCTTTGTTTAAATACCATAATGCGATTGTAGGCAATGTAATAAACAAAGTAGATTTAATCGTCATACCTTTCGGATCATCACGCCATGCACGTACTAATTTGTCTCCACCTTGGATAGTCGCATTAAAAAATGCGTCAATCTTATTCCACGACTTAGTATGTGTACCAGTTCGGCTAAAATCAATCGTAATATCACGACTAGCAACAGATGCTTCACCTAGTGATTTAGGTTTTAAATTGGTTTTTGTTAAACGACTGTATAACCCTGTATACCCTTTTCTAGCATTGCTAAATTCGCCTAAACGGGTAGCCACTTCCGTTGCTTCCGATATAGCGCGCAACACTTCCATAGGATTTCTTGCAACTTTTGATAATGTGGACTTACGAGAAAATAATTCTCTTAAATGTCCGCTCAAATAGTCTCTATCAAGGCTTACCATAGCAGCGTGAGCGCCACCACTTTTTACGTAATCCCAATATAACTGGTCTTTCTTTAAGAAATGTGCTAACCCTCTAAATGTATCAACTACAGGCAAAAAACCATGTTTAGAGAATACACCGGCTGAAATGGTATCACGCAAAGCATTTGTGATAGCAAAGCCAGCAGTAACAGTTGAACCAGCACGTAACCAACTAGCCGGATACTGCAATATTTTTGTTATGAAATTGCTTGTATCCTTATTCATCATTTTCATTGCTTGTGCTAATTCCGGAGTTGTTTCATATACAACTTTTTTCCCTTTAACCCAAACGGAAAATGTATTATCTGTGGATTTTGCCGGTCTATCACCTCTTACCTCTTCGACAATGGTTCCTACACCCGGTTTCTTTGCTAACTTGGCAAAGGTAACGCCCACGTGATTTCGCTCGATTGCATTGTAAAATTGGTATGTATTTTTTACAATGCTTTCTAATGGATCAATAATATCACGTGTACTGCCTTTGAACCGCTTAATAGGATTAGCCACGTTGACAAACCCTTTGGAACTAGAAAAGAACCCATCCATACTTTCTGCCGAGAAATCGCGGAAAAATGGAACGTAGTTAGGGTATTTATTTCTCAATAAATGGTATGTTTCTGGTTTTAATATTCCGTTATTTACAAGTTCTGCAAGCATATAATCTTGAAAACGGTGAATATCTTTGGCAGCGATTTTGAATGTAGGATTTTTTTCATACTGCTTAACGGCCGCTAAATCCTCTTTCAGTGTAAATGTAGGCATCTGACCGTTACGATGTAGGTCTAAATCATGTAGTGCTACAAGATAGGCGCTAAAGTCTTTATGTTCTTTTTGAGGTATATCCTTAATAATATCCTCAAACGAACGAACGCCCTTTTCTGGTCTCCCACGCTTTATAAATTCTTCTGCTTTGCCTACCCAACCACGAGACAACCACGCTTGCATAAACGGATTATCTTTAAATGCTACTTTTTCACCTGTGATATGTTCCACTTCCTCAACCATTTCACGCAATGGATTAAGTTCATCAATAGCTTTTGTATAGACATCACTCGCTACACGCTTAATGGTATCTTTAATATTACCGTCTTTAGCATCCGTAATGATGCGTTCTGCTTTAGAGGTACGTTCAAAGGAAATAGAACCTTTGATACGGTCTGCACTAGACTGTTTATGCCATTCATGAGTTAGTTTAGATAATTTATTAACAATACCATTTAACGCCTTATCACGTTCTATAGTTTCTTTGAAGTGTTTATAAAACTCCGGAAAGTCCTGTTTGGCTTTTGCTCTGTCTGATACATAATCTTTAAAGAATTCGGCGTACCCCTCTTTACGCTTGCCAGCCATATCTAAATTATCATAGCTAGTACCGAACCGCTTTTTGACTTGACCTAACAATTTAGTATCAAACTTAGGAATACTGCTAAATCCATTATGATTATCAATGTAATGACCTAACTCATGCATCATTGTAGGGATATCACCATATGCCCCCGTACGGATTACATCGCTATTAGGGTTATACCAACCCTTAGCGTTTTTAGTTCCCAATCTCCCTGTTTTTATACGCTGATTGAATAGGTTATTGATACTATCAATAATTTCACGACGACTAACGGCACGCCCCATACGTTCAACGCCTTCACTTTGTTCCGTATGTGGTGTTTCGTTACCTTTAGCGCTATATTGTAGTGGTTCAGTAGGTTTAACGCCTTTACTTTCTAAATAACGATTTGCCATTGCTTCGTTGCCGTCAAAGGCTTTTACAACTGCATCGTGTACTTGCTCATGCGTTACATGATCTAGTAATTGGCTAGGCTGCTTAGCATATTGACTCACGCCACCTTCTGCCGGTTCCGCTTGTAACATTTTAAGTTCTTGCGTATCTGCGATTAATTCGGTAGCACGATCACGGCGAACCGTTTCCATATATTCATGGTTCAAACTTTCAACCGGTACGTCTAGGCTTTCGGATAATCGAACCTTAACCGCATCAAGTTCCGTTTTAGGAATATCTGGCTTAGTTGCTTTGTTTAAATCTTTCAAGATTTCTGTATTAGAATGAACTTTATTCTCTAATTCAGTTAACCGTGTTTCAGATGCATCATTTTTAACAACGTCTTTTAATTCGTTGATGATTGTTTCACGTGCTTTTAGTGGTAATTCATCAATCGCATTTTTCAAACTTACGTTTGGTGCATCTTCTTCATAACGAAATCTACTATTTATATCGTTTTCAATCGTCTTTTCTTGAATTTTAGGTGTTTCGTTCTCTACAAAGTCAGTACTTATGCTGTCTTTAGGTTGAAATTCGTTTATTTCGCCTGTACGAGCCGTTTCACCCTCGCCTTGATAGTTTATACCTAAATCATCGTTTTTAACCAATTTCTTTTCGGTATTTTCAACGAAACTGTTTAAATTTGTGTGCGGTTCTTCTCCTTTTACTGCATCACGTTCTATGAACTCATCTCTAAATGGTTCTTCATGTGATACTCTGTTAGGGTCTAGGCTACTATCTTTAAATGATGTATCACGTGGCCCATTTTCGTATCTCCCATAATTGCCTTTAAATGTATCTTCCGCAATTTCCGCACGAACATTATCACGTGCAACTGCTGGGTCTGGTCTTTCGTAATATTCACGAATGATTTTTGCCATTTCCGCCGGTGTTGCATCTGGATGCGCACGCATTGCTTCAAGCGCAGCATTTTCCGTATTGTGTAATTCCCATACGCTGAAATCAACCTGTGTTCTCCAATCCCACGGATCTAACCCACGATTTTCGGCAAATTTCAATAAACCGTTTTCGCCGTTCAATCTGTCCCCAGTAAATTGAACTAAGCCACGGGAGCCGTAACCGTCACCACTTGTTACCGTCGTACTAAAACTACTTTCAGCGCCAATATTGCCAGTCATGCCGGCCGCTTCAACGTCGCTTAATCCATTCATTCTGTATCGGTTGTAAACATCCGCTTGGATATTGCCTGTTTCGCCTTCCATTGCTTGTCCGTTCAAACCACCTTCGGAATATTCGCGCGGTTCTACTGCGTTTACCTCTTCCGGTACTGGGATATCATCAAAGGCGTTATACATAACACCTTCTTCAAATTTAGGTTCATTTTTGGTAAATCGTTCCCCAATATCATCAAATGCATTGGTTGCCTTTTCTTTGATATGTTCACCAACACGCCCCACACGTTCACCGATTGCGCCAGATACTCTTTTAGGTGTAACCCCATGTATCATGCCAGCTGGTAAGAATACATCGTCCCATACATTAAAAGGATTATCAACGATATTTTGTGCGAATTCACCCGGACTATCAATAGCACGTCCAATAGGGTTGGCTATTGGATCGACAAGAAAACCTTTTGCCGTAGTCAATGCTGGACTATCCGCAATAATATTTTCCGTATTGCCTTCCGCATAATTGCTAGAATTTTGCGAATACATATCTTGTGCATCACCAACGATTGTAGGTGCTGCCAATATGCCGGCCGCGGCCCTTACATAAGGGTGTACATACGGAGTAATTGCCAAATAGCCAGCCGGACGTCCAACGATTGCATTATATGCCGCTGCTGATTTTGCATCATAATCAGCGGTCTTATAATTATCGTTCATGCCGTCCTCATCTAGTTCAGTCGCATCAATTTCACCCCTACGGTACGCATCTACCGAATTACTGATAGATGCACGATGCGCATCATTTGCAGCACTTACGGCAGCATTCGCGTTATCCCACCAATTAACAACGGTATTTTTCATATTACCAGCAGTAGTGCTTATTTGATTAGCCGCCCTAGATGCTTTATCTTCTACGCCATTTGCTACCCATTCCGCATTATTCTTAATGCCGTCCCATAATGTAGGCTTAGGTACATTATCCGCATCATAGCCGTATTCGGTTGTTATATCTTCAAAGGCGTTGCCGCTATTAGCATTACTACCATAACGACTTGTAATATCATCAAATGCACCCATTGTTTACCTCTTTATATTTAATAAGACTTTAACCACGATTTATATTGTCCGTATCCAGCCGCATCAAGTTCCGCCGCTATCTGATCATCGCTCCAGCCTTGCGCTGATAGTTCGTTCATTCGCTTGGCTACTGCTGCCTGTTCTTCGCTTGAATATGTCGGTTGCCGTTTAACAGTTGGCGTTCCAGCACCACCGCCAGTAGGCGCACCGCTTAATGCACCTTGTAATTTGCCATAATAAGGACTTTCGCTTTCGTCCTTATCTGGGTTAGCCTTAACCCATGCAGTATGCTGCGCCGATAGTGTTCTTAATACCTGTGCATTATATCCGCTTGTACCTGTTTGTGATGCGGTAGGTGGTTTTACATGTGTGCCTACATATTTCATGCTGCCGTCTGTGCCAACAATATACGTTTTACCGTCCGGCATAACCTTGATATTCTTCGCACCGAAATTACCAATATTTTTCATTTGGCCGTCTGGTGTCATTACGATAACTTGGCCGTTCGCAAATTGTTTCGTTTCAACCTTGCCATAACCGCCCATATCTTGAATAGTACCGTCGCCCATGTTGTATCGTAAAACGTGGCCGTTTTGTGCGGAACTAAATTTATAACCCGGTTTATCAAGTGCCGCAATAGAATTCAAGTTGTTCATATCAATAGTGCCAGCGCCTACTTTATTTGCTAGATAATTGTATCTTGCAACGGCCGGCGCCAACCCTTTAACCCGTTTTGTGTTATAGGTATCTACAACCGGGTTCCCGTCCTTGTCTTTAGTGAATACAAGGTTGTTCATGATTTGTTGGCGCATTGGTTCAAGCACTTTTTCTTGATATTCGTTGACTTGTTGCATATACATGTTATTCACGTCGGTTTGATATTGTTCGTTGGCTAAACCTTGCGCCGTCTTGAAATCAAAACCAGCTTTGACAAGGGCGAGTGTATTCGCCCCTAGTCTTTTACGCGCTTCACTTGTTACAGTCGCTTTGTCTGGAATGGAATATTGGCCCGGCGCTTTATCCTCGTTGGCATTACCATTTTCTACCAATTTGGGCGCCCCACGAAAAGGGTTATTTGCCCTTTGCTGCATCATTTCTTGATACGTTTGCGGTACACCATTACCAATACCGGTATTGTTTAGGTTTTCAAAGTTCCATAACCCTGTATTTTGTTGTGGTGGTTGAACTGGTGCGGCTGGTGCATCTGTGTTAGCTTGCATCGGTTGCGCTGGTGCAGTTTGCCCGCCCCATAATCCTTGATTATTCGCCACCGCTTGCGCACCGAAGGAATTATTACGCATAGAATTGTTAATAAATTGTCCAGCGTTAAATTGTCCTTGTGTTGGCATCTGACTTGCCATTTGTTGTGCCGGTGTCGCCTGTTCGCCACCGCTCAACATGTCTTGATATCCATGTGCCATACGGTTATTTTGAATTTGCCCTAAACGGTACCCACCGTATCGACCAGCCAACTCGCCGATACTTTCCCAAGGGTTATAATCTTGTAAATAAATAACGCCCATTGTGTTATTCCTCTACTTTCTCCGATTTCTTACCTTTAGTTTTCTTTGTTGTTTTTTCGTCTGTTACTTCGTCAGTATCTTCCGAATTTTCATCTGTCGGATCGTTTGTTTCGTCTGTTTCTTCACCGGTTCCCTTGCCGTCTTTTTTGCCGGTGGTTTCAGATGCTTTCTTTGCATCGGCAATCACTTTTAATTCCTCTTCATTGATGCCTTCCGCCATAATGCCGTTAGCATAGAAGAGATTATCACCAGTACATTGCAATTCAAATACTTGTTCAGTATTGCCGGTTGGTTCACTAACTGTAACAGGTTCATAACCATTAACAGTCATTACTGCTGTTTCGCCAACTACTAATTCACTAGCCAATTTTAAACCTTCCGGCGTTAAAAATTTCTCTGTGTCTGTGGTTGTTACGCCGAAAGATACAGTTTCAAGGCGATGTGTTTCTTTTTCGCCCATATCATGCAATGCAATTACATCATTAACCGCACCCAAAGTGATAACAGTATCACCATTTACAAACGCTTCAATAACCTTGCCACCTTCTGGCGTTGCAATTTCAGTACCCGCTACAAAACAAAAACCTTTCATAAGACCTCCTAAAAATCCACCGTTACCTTGCTTAACCATTGTTTGTGCTGGTTGTGCAAGTCCGTATCGTAACGTCATATATCTGTTTAATAAATCTTCTTGATCCGCATTATTCAGTTGGCTCATAGAATAATAATCTTTAGCCGGTTGAGTAGATGCACTTTGTGTCGTTGCGCCGGTATTAATAGGGTTTTGCGCCAACCCCTCACGTTGACCGATAAGGCCCGCCGAAGTACCAGCATTATTCATTTGATTTGTATACCCTTGATTTAACAAGTTTGCTTGATTTACGATGCCGTTTTGTTGGTTGTTGTAGGTATTACCCCAAAGGCCCATTTTTGCACCGATACCACTCAAACTATTATTAAATGCTTGTGAATTAAGCGCCGCCGCTTGGTTCAAATCATTTGCATATTGTGCCGCAAGTGTATTGGATGCGTTCTTGCTAATATCGTTCAATGCATTATCTGTGATTGAAGAATTAACAATGCCACGACTTGCCAAACCAGAAACCGCATTACCTACAGTTGCCTGTAAATCACTATTCAACGCTTGCCGTCTAGCTTCGGAATACGCCGCCGGTAATTGGCCGTTTGTGATACTATCCATTGCATTTTGATTTTTCAATAATGCGCCGTTGTATTCATTGGCTAGTTGCCCCGCTCCATTATTCATAGCATCAACGCTGGCCCCTAACTGATTTGCATAACGTGTGTTATCTGTTAGGTTCTTTGCGCCAGCCGCTGCCACTTGATTTTGCAATGCAGCAAGTGCATTTTGGTTGTCTTTGTTAGTCCCCAAATATGCATTGTACATTTGCTGATATTGCGGAGCGACTACATTATTTAAGGCCCTATCCCCCATGCCTTGCAAGGTATTAGCGCTTTGATTGGTTTTATTAATCCAATTCATTTGGCCTTGTAATAATTGCTTTTCGTCGGCCGTTGCTTCCGGTACTTTAGCATCAATGCTGCTCACCTTCGACTTTTTGCCACCGCCGCCAAAAATTTGCAAGTCAAATTTAAACATGCTTTTCCTTTCTACAAAGTCGCTTCAAGGTGTTTTCGCACCGTTTTCAACACTTTGTAATTAAAACCGTTGTAAGTATAGTCCATATGTGGAACACGTTCCATGTTCCACTTTTTAATAAAACCGCGCACGCTTCGATGTGTTGCCGTTACAATCAATTCAAGATCATTTAACTTCATCACTTCAACAATGTATTTACCTATAACTTTCATATCACCGTATGTCTGCCAGATAGTAAAGTACCGCTGGCCTTCATATTCGTTGATAGTCCAGAATAAGAACCCCGCATTAGGGAACCATTTAAAATAGTAATTGTATTTATCTTTGTAATTGTTGTTTTCATCGAAGTAAAAACCACTTAGGCTGACTCGCTCCCCTGTTCGCCGTTCATAGTCTTTAATCATACTTTCAAGGCTTTCAAGTTTCATAACTAATCTCCTATCCGTTCAATCCAATAGCTAGGATTGGTGTAATTGTTATATATTAATTCATTGAATAACCCCGGAATGATTAACCGATATTTTCCGTTATAACTCCCCAATCTAGTAATCTCTACGGTTATTGTTTTTTCTTCACTATTATTAACATATACCTCAATCCGCTTATATTGATGTAAAAGCATATTAACCACATAGCGACCTTTAGGGAAAAATACGGTTTTAGTATTGCTTGTGGTTCCTTCCCACCTAATTGTTTGAAAGTCCACAGGTTCATATTGTATAAAACGCTTAACTCCGTTAACTTCCGTAATAAGTGGTGTTGATGCATCGCCATATCGTGCGTAATAGTCTTTACCATTAAACGGAATAGGAACGAATTTATTGTGAGTAACGCTTTTATCTTCATGCAATTTAAAACGGTATGTTTGACCACCTTTTTCAAGTACTAGATTAGGCATTATTCTACCCTCAATTTAGCGCCATTTGGGAATAAAAGATTATTATTCTCGTCAAATGTGGCAATCCTTTGCCAAGCACCCATAGTATTACTATTTGTATCGAATCGAATATATGCGCCGTTACTATTCACAAAATACAGTTGCGCCCCTAGCACTCGTTGGTTGCCATCAAATGTCCACGGAAAAGCAACACCCATGCCCCAACGTTGTTTACCCCACAAAGTATAGCCATTTACCTCACCAACTAACATGCCAGAGTACCCAACACGAGTGTTTGACATTTTATTAAAATCAAGCGGATCATTTGTAATGCCCGGAACTTTTAAAGTTCCCGTCATGGTATCACCTGTTTTTTTAACGCATGCTTCTGCATTTGTTGCGGTATCGGCAGTTTTTGCATGTTTTGCTTCGTCTGCAGTTGCTGCATGCGTGGCTTCTTTTACAGTATCCGTTCTTTTGTAATAGATTTTTTCTAAATCTTTGATTGTTTCAGAAATTGCTTTCAATGTCATTGTCGGGTTAGTGGTGAATGTTTCATCACCAGCTATGTTTTTGATTGTATCAGCCAGTGCATTAAGTATTTCTGTTAATAAATAGTCCTTGCCAGCAACCCTACGTTTACCAATTACCGCATCGGTAGCGGTATTGATAGTTGGATCATAGTACTTAATCGATTTGACTCGTGTTGCATCTGTTACGGCGATTGCTACTACTACACGTAGAATGTTTTTCCAGTATGTGCCGGTGTATACATTCATTTTTTCGCTTGTAGTATTGTAATACATCTTATCCGTTGCCGCTTCCGGTGCGTTTGGTTGTCGTAGTGGTTCTAGCGTTGTACTGCCATAACTTAGGCCGCCAGATGCGGAGCGTTCAATATACAAATACGATGTACTATTGGCCGGTAGGCTCCATGCACTTTGCTTGCGGTTAATAGTTTGAATATAATCAACCGCGCCGTAATCGTTGAAGCCGTCAGCAAATGAAACAAGAACAGGCGTTTGACTTCCGTCAATCATCACGCTTAGATTATCGCCGGTTAAAAAAGCGAATTCACCATTACTTACTTTGCCACTTAACACGCGATTGCGTAGGCCACCGCCACCGCCACCGCCACCGCCACCGGATTTTAACTCCATTGCTTGTGCGATGTTCAATAATTCGTTCCGGTTTTTCTGTATACTTTCCGGAACTGTATCACCCTGTGGTGTAATATCCAAAGGGTATTTTTCTTTATAAGCCATTATTAAACCTCTTCATATGTATAATCTAGTTGGCGTAATGAAATCGCGCCCTTTTGAACATTGATTTTGAATTGTACATTGCGGTTAGCACCGCCGCCAATCTTATAAGCCTTCGTGTATTCATTGACGTTCATCAACGCTTTATAATCGTAGGTCTTAAAGTTCGCGTAGTAGGTTTTGATTGCTTTACTAGCGAATTCAATCGGCTTAGGTTTCTTATTAGAAATGCCAATAGTGCCATAACCGGGAATAAGATTATGCGTTACAAAGTTATAGTTCATAATTAGTATGAACTGCCTAGTTGCAAGCCTGTTACCACTTACTATTGACGTCTGAATTTGTACGCTATCATCTGTATCTATGGTTTCGTCAAGAATGCCAATTTTATTGCCGTAAGCTATGTATACTTCTTTATCTACATTCACCGCATCATTGATGTTGTGCGTGAATTTACGCGATGTAAAAACGCCGCGCCCGTCCTCATAGCGTGGTAAGTAATGATAGATAAATACTGTATCACCGTTATATGGCTTAATCCATATTTGCTTACGACTGGATATATGCCATACATCACAATCTTTTGTAATGTATTTCAATAGATACGAGTTTATATTCAATCCGGTTTCAAATGGTTGAATTTCTGCATAGGTATTAGTAGGCATAAAAGACATAAACCCTTGATTGCCTAAATAATAACTGCGATCATCAACACTCACCGTTGCACCGCTACAATACCCAGTAGAGGATAACGGATATACAGTTAAATTCCGTGCATCTGGCGTGCCAACAACTTGATACACACGCCCATATTCCTTATATACGATAATTGCACGTGATAAGAAATTCACGGCAATAATGCTGCCTTGGTCTTTATACCCAACGTCCACATATTGCGCACTAGATGCATCATTATTGTTGTGAGTCCATGCGTTGTAGTCGCCAACCGCACTCCAATTTAGCCTATGCGAATGAGTCGATGCAATCAGTACACGCCCAGAATGACTTGATACTATATCACATACCGGACTTTCTACCGTTACCAACTTACCAGCACCAGAAATAACTTGTAATTTATCACCACTAGCAATGAGAATATCACCACCAAATGCATGATATTTTGGTTCTCCTGTGCCGTTTAGTGTACCCAATAATGTATTGGTATTAAAATCAGTAGAATACAAGTTTCTACCGCTAGAAAAGTACCATTTGTTACGATAGACATCGAAATATAGCGTTTCTACCGGTAATCCGAAATCATACAACACACGAACACCCGGAACGGTACGCAAGGCGTTATCAGTCCTATCAAATTCGCATTGTCTAGCCTGTGTCAAGGCTTGTATGTCGATATTCTCCGGCGGGTTGCTCCAATCAAGGCCCAATCTAAAACCATTTGTCATGGCTACTTGTTTAACGCCCATTATGTGATACCCCGTGCCATTTTTATTTGTTCTGTGATGTAATCGATAAACGTCTTATCATATGCAGCATAATCAGTCATGAGTGATTTTTTCTTCACCATGAAAGATACTAATTGCACTAGATAACTATGAAAGAATTCGGAAAACGGAATAGTGTCGTCTAAATCATCAATGTGATTTTTCCTTACGCTATAAAATACTTGATTAACCGTTTCACCGTCATAGGTTTCGAATGTTCCGTTTATGATGCGGATAGGATAGCCAGTTTTAGGAACGAACCCCATAAAATCGGAAGGAACCGCCCTTTTATCCTGTATATCCATATTCTTAACTACTTCACGGTCTTTAATACTAACTAGGATAGTCGTTAGCCAGTCAATCGCTGCGTTAATGTACTGGATATATTCTAGTTGTTCATCAAGGATTTCGTTTGACTCTACATTAACGAGAGTAATCAATTCGCTTACTACCATAATTCCAGTATCCTTCCGCAATTACACTATCATTGTTACCTAACCCATTATTAATTGATTGCAACGCACTAACCATATTTGCTGAAATTCCAGAAATATCAAGGTTCATCACACGATATACGATGTAATCGACTAACAATGTTTCGAGTTCTGCCGGTAGTCCGCTATCATCTTCAAGCATCTTATAGCCAGCAGTCTTTATATAATCAACGGTGATTTTCTGCTCTTTGTCCGCATCAAATACAACCGTTTGTAAATTCAATACTTGATACCCTTGCACTTCCGTATCGTCTGCCTTGACATTTAATATGCTGATGCATTGAAACGGCAATGTGATCCGTCCACGTCCAGTACCTTCAAACGTGCCTGTTGCAAGGCTCGGGCAATATTGACCGATTAGGGCATTTAATAAGTGATTGCCTTCGTTGTAATACTCCAATAAGTAATACGGAGTATATTGTTCTTGCGAGGTATCGCCTATTTGCATGAACGCCCTATTGATGAGTTGTTTTACGTTCATATTCACCCCATATAAGAATAAAGGCGGGTGTTACCCCGCCTATCATATTTACGCTTCTACTACGCCACCAGTCATAACATTGATTACGCCGTAATCTTTGCTATTGAACTTGGATTTTTCGATTGCGCCATAGAAAGCGATACCGTTACCTTCTACGTTGCCGTAGTCGTCCACTTGTTTAATGTGCTTTGCTGGACGAGATACTGCAAAGCATGCCGCTTGTTTACCCAACAACAAGTTATGACATACGTTAGCACTAGATGCACCTGTTTTGTCATTTAATACGCGTTCGTATTCGTACAAAATAACGCCGTCATATTCGCCTAATGCACCTGTGAAAATAGGGTTTTTAGAACCACGAACGTTAGCGTTTTGTTGTGCTGCAAGCCACTTAGCATCATCTTTCAAATCACGTGCCGCCCAAGGAGAAACTAACATAATGAATTTGTCCATACCGTCAACTTTAATAGGTTGTACTTTAGGGCCGTGCATTTGTGCTTTACGTTTAGCACGAGAAATGAGTGTAGTAGTCAATTTATCGTTAGCCGTAATAGATGCTTGCGTACCGGCAGAAGATGCATACAATGTTTCACCAGATGTAGGAGATGCGGAAAGTTTAGCGATTAACTTGTTATCTTGCCAATCAGCTAACCATTGTTTCAACGCACCTTTGATTTCTTTTAACATGTCATATTGTGTTTTTTGATCATCCGCTTCAAAGCGAGATACCGCGTTACGTACTAATTGAGTTTGTACTGTGAAGTCATAGATATTCAATGCTTCTTCGTTACCAGTCAATGTCGCACGGTTACCTTCAACACCAGCACCGCTTAAATTCATCATCAAGCCGAATGTTACTGCATCACCTTTTACGCCTGTAAGGTCTTTGTTTTTGTGTACAACGTTAGAGCCATCAAGTGCGGTGAATTTATCGAAGAAAGACTCTTTTAATCCTTCATGCCACACTTTTTTAGTCCAAATTTTAGGCACCAACGCCGCTGGGATAGTAACTTGATTTCTTTGTTCTGCCATATATTACCTCTTATAATTCGTCAAAATATTTGCGTACATCGTCCGGCAATGCATCAAGATTGCCTGTGTCATACGCTTTCAAAATATCTTCTTCCGTTACCTTATTAGGTGTAGGAACGCCACCATTGAGTGCGCCAGCCTTAGGCAATGTCGCCGCTACTTCTAGTGGGTTGTTCGGTACTTCGGTACTTGTTGCCCGTTCATTTTGCAATTCATCAACAAATTTTCTAATGGTTTCAAAATCGGCTTCGGTACCTTCGCCCTGATCAACGCGATAAAACGCATCGTTAATTGGTTGTGCATCGCGCATCGTCATTCCGTTTAACTTGTCTAAACCGCGTTGATACAACTCGTTAAAGTTGGGTAGCGATTTAATTTCATTTACGAAATTTAGGTTAGTTTGTCGTTGTTGGTGTACTGCGATTTGCTGATTAGTAATTGCATATTCTGCGTTGGCTTCAAAGCGAATGAACTCATTGTACTTTTCAGCATCTTCATACATCAAACCTTCTAAATCTTCCGCCGTCATATTGAAACGTTTCAACGCTTCACGGCGAACGAAATCGCGAATATTTGATACTTCTTCTTGCGGCAATTCAATCGGTTTTTGTTGTGCTTCAAATTGTCTAGCACGTTCTTCCGCCGCTTTTCGTCTTGCGCGTTCCTGTGCAAGTGCCGCTTTTAAGTTCTGATCGTTCGCATGCGTTTCTTCCGTTTCTTCGTTAGTTTCCGGCGTTTCTGTTTCTACTTCCGCATCATTCGCATCACTTTCAGCCGCATCATTTGTAGAGGGTTCATCTGTTGCAGTTTCCTGTGTACCCGTTTCTTCGGTTGTTTCTTCCAGTTCTACGCCAGCGTTTTCTAAATCTTCTGGAGTGAAACCAGCTTCTTCGATGTTTACTAAATCTTTTTCCATATCAAATACTCCTTTGCCTTTTTACGTCATTGCCGGACGAATATAAGAATATGGCAGTTTAACGCCGTTACCGGGCGAATATGTAGGTTCAAGTAGTTTAACGCCATTACTTAGGGCGAAATATAAAAAACGCCCCATATAGGAGCGTTTTATTATTGTGTTGATAGTTTATATTACATAGTGCCTAAATCGTTCATAGGCGGTAAAATTTGCGGTGCATTTTGAATGTTTTGTTGTCTACCTTTCAAGGCTAACCGTTCCGCCATGATTTGTTGTGGCGAAATCTCAACCCCTAGCGTTTGTAAATACATGCTCAATGCTTCTGCTGGCATATCATCTAGGCTACCGCTAACACGCAATTCTGGCATAGCCGGCTTTTCGCTTGCTTCTTGAATACGTTTCTTGACGGTTTCTTTTTCTGGGAAATCCATGAAATCAAGGATAATATCCATAGGAATATCAACACCGGACTTCTTAGCTTCCAATAATTGATACAAGTTAGCACGTCTTGCCGTTGCGCTTGCTTGGCTAGTGCTGATTACGATATCAAAATCAAAGCAGCTTAGATCATATAGAACCTGTTTGATTGGGTTGCCCTCTTGGTCTACTCGTGGTTGACCTAGTGCATCTGTTAAAACCTGTTCTTGCATAGGTTGATTAAGGCCCGGTGCAATCTGTACAAATTCCTTTTGTCCATCATCACCCATGATGCGCATCGCTTTATCTTGATTGTAGAATTGAGGAATTAACCCCGGTGCGTTTTTCTCACCCCATAAGAGTTTAACAATTTGTCTTTCTGCTTCTTTTGCCTGTTCAAAGATGCCAGCCGTTTGAACGGTAGTTACTGATTGGCGGAGATCGATTGCCTTACCACTCATAGCACCAACGCTACCAGATAGACTTTCCGGAGTGATACCGCTAATGGAATAGAAATCATTACTTGCTTGTTGTTCAAGGCTTAAATTGATATTACTATCCATTGCCGGCGTTCCGTCTTGGAATGTTGCATTCGCCGGCAAGAAGATGTTCGCACCCGGTTTATTGCTATCACGCTTGATAATCTTTTTAAAGTTATCATCTGTGACACCACTCCAGAACTTAACGCCTAAACTTTGCTGATTAACAACATGCATGCGTTGGCTACGGTTTTTATTTAATTCCCTTTGTGCATCTTTAATATCACGCACTACGCCAGCCGGTTCTAGTTCATCATCTGCTAGTTCACCGGTATAGTAACAATATTCACGCACTAACGGGAATTTACCGTGTTTATAAGGGCTTTCACCCTCTTCAAGTAGTACATCATCGGCGAATGTTGCATATCTGATTTTAGTAGCTGGTATGCTAGTAGGCTTTTTGCCAATAGCCATTAATACGGTAAACAAAGGGTTTTCTTCATCAACCAAACCCTCTTTTGTCATGAATACATGTTTCTTGCCGTATTCCTTATACCAATATTGCACTACACGAATTTTATTGTAGCTATTGTTATACCAAAGGGCCTCACCGTCTACCGTTTCAATAACGCCGGCTTCCTGTTCGGTATCATCATATTTATGTCTAAGTGTATCGATTTCATTGGCTTTATCCGGATATACTTGCTTTAACTTTGCCGTACCTTCCCAACTATATCGGCCAACATATTGAGCATCGCTTAAATCATCTTTTTTACATTCTGGATCTATGAAAGCATCGAACGGAGAAACACGTTCTATTTGAATAGTGCCATCTAACTTCGTGTAATCGAATTCATAACTTACCCAGTAATTAGCTAAACCGCAAATAATCTTATCACGGAAGCATTTCCCTTTATTGCGTTGATAGTTCGCGCGGTCTAAGCAATATTTTGTAATACCTTTAGCCACTCGACTGATGCGGTCATCTTCTTCACTACGTGGCAAGAAGTCCGGTTCTGTTTCATTCTGCGATGCGTATCCACATAACAGATTAATAACCGGTCTAATTCTATTGATTGTAATCGCTGGCCGTCCAGCTTCACGCATTTTATCCAAATCAGCATCTTCCCATTGCTTGCCCTGCATAAATGCAAAATCCTCGGCAGCACTTTTGCGCCAATCTGACGTGGCTTCTAATGCTTTTTTAACATTATTTTTCGCTTCATATATATCGAATGTTTGTTCTATATCCATTATTCCACCATTTCAGAACCATATATAATATCGTACATTTGTTCTATTTGCCATTGTGGCATAGCTTGCGCAAATTCTGCCAATTCCGCATCGGTGTATTTCGCCGGAATAATAACGCCCTTTTCTTCACGTTCTCCGTATTCTGACTTCAACACCTTATAGGCGTAATCTCGTAACGCCTTTTCACTCATACGCCCCATGCAGTACCTTCCCCTTCTGTATCATCATCGTACCTGTAACCGTCATTAAATGGTTTCTCCGGTTTCTTAGGTGTAATAGGTCTACTCATGCAAAAATATCTAAACTCATCATATGCATGATCCTCTTGCGTTGTATCAACATCTTCCGGCTTGCTTTCGTCATATACTAATTCCGGTAGTGTTCTTAGAATATGCTTACACGTAGAAAAGAATTTGATTTTCTTCTCCCTTAGGTAGGTATGAACCATCATCTTGCCCGGAATGCGTTCAGAATTAGACCGAGTAAAGTTAATTCCATGACGTGCAAATATTTCGGCAATAGACTCACCTTGAATACTCCACTTCATGCGGTCGTCTTTCTGCCATATTGCTCTATCAGCTATATCATATGCATAGGTTTCACCCTCGCTCAATCTAGCCATTTCGGCAGCGACTTCATCCGGTGTTAGTTTCAAACCTACATCCGGCTCACCTGTGCAACCGTAATATTCACGATAGCAATGTGCTACGCCTTCATAATCAATAGCGTACCAATGAATACTAAACGGTTTGCTAAAACCCCAGTCCATTGAACGAACCCTTGTCCAGCCTTGCGGGATTTCAAAAGGTTCTTCTACATGTACACTTCGATTGAATTCGGTGAACACTTGCCCAATGAATACGTCCCAATCACCATACAAGAACGCTTTCTTTTCCTGTTCTGGTAATGCTTCCAAACGCTTTACATAGTTAGGGTCATTTTTCATTAATACGTAATTGTCGTATACCTGAGCCGGGATAAACACCTTTTCGAGTCCTGTAGTCTGATCAATCACAGTTTTCTCACCGTAATTTGTAGCTTCTACATATTTACGTTTCACCCAACCATGTCCACGGCCACCGGGGTTACAACTACCACGAAAACGAACAGGAAACCCTTTGGCACTACGAAGGCAAGCCGTTAATAATTCGGCCGTGCGTTCCGTATGTTTGGTTAATTCGTCAATTCCTAGATAATCAAATTCTTGCCCTTGATAACCCTCGGCATCTTTGTCATTCTTCACATAACGGAACAATACTTGACTGCCATTCTTTAATGTCGCTATGTGTTTCTGGTCGGAATACTTATATAATTCCGGCGGTACGCTTCGTATCCATTCACGGATAACATTGGCTTCTAAATTCGGATATGTTTCACGGAATATATAACAATGGCTACCCGGATAGGTTAAGGCGTAAATAAGCACATCCATAATCAATGACTTTGTTTTTCCACCACCACGAGCGCCACCATACACCGCATACGGTGCCGTTGTATTGTGGAATATATTTTGTTTTTCGTTTGGCTTATAGTCAATCGTTATTTCCATTTTTGATAGATTTATACAAAAAATGAGATATATCGCCGTGGATATACCTCATATTCTGATAGATTTATACAATTCTCTATTATTCTTTATTCATATTACTAAATACAACCTTAATCGGTTCGCCGTCTGTTCCGCTGATTTCTTGTTTGTCAGTAAACAACTTATAGCGTTTACCAATTAATTCAGCTGCTTTTAACCTATCATTCAACGCCGGATCTAATCCAAACTGGTCTGGAATATCACCACGCATCGTGCTAGATAAAAACTGCATTACCTCATCAGTATCAGCGATGCTATTTTCTTTCATTTCCGCTAGTCGTTCGTCTATATATTGTTTTACGTCAACTTTTTTCAACAGTCGACTACCAGCCGAATACGCCGTTCGTTCACTATAACCAGCCTTTATAGCTGATTGTGTGGCATTCGTAGTCTTTAGCCATTCTTCTGCAAATATTAACTCTTTAGGCTTTAATTTAATATCACTCACTACGTTCACCACCTTTCAACACATTAACTAGATATATTAACAATTCATGTTGCTTTGACGTATCGTATTCAGCAACCTTTTTAAATAACTGTCCCTCTTTAAATGGGTTTCGTTTATATTTCTCCGGAAACGCTTCTGCATATTCCGCTTCGCTATACATTCGACTTACGATATATACTTTAAATGGTTTATCCCACTTACTCCATGATTGGCGAGTATCAATCACATACCTTAAACCCTTTTTAACTTGTAATGCCGTAATCACCTTTTTAATTTTAGGCATGTAGTTCATTGATATTCACCCCCTATCGTAATATATTGTTATCTTTGCTTTTCATTCTTCTATGTGATCGCTGACAAATTCCAGCCGCTTGCTTAGATGCGTGTTTGCTAGTGCAATATGTTTGGCATCGTCCGTCATATTCGATTGTTTCAGCCGTGCATATGCCGTGCTTGTCATTGTTCAAACAATGCTTTCTATCGCAATGAATTTGCGTCATATTGCTATCCTTTCAAATAATCATATTTCACATTTCGTGTAATTTTAAAAATACGGTTGACGTGTCGCGGTAACCGTGTTATACTCTAATCAAGGTAAGGGGAACGAACCCCAATAGTTAATCACAAGGAGAAAATAAAATGTACACATTAAAAGACTTAAGCACAAACAAAACATGGAAATTTGAAACTAAAATAGATGTTTCTAACTTCATCAGTACAATGAGTTTCGGTTTTGAATGGCAATTACTAGACACAAATAATCAAGTTATCGCAACTCACATTTATGAATAAGGAGGAAATCAAAATGTTTGAAGTTACAACTCGCTATCCTAAATATCATCGTTACGGTTCTTATCAAACAGCATGGGAAGCTTTAGAAGGTGCTATGGATGTCCTCGAAAGAAATAGCCACTCCACTCAATTAACATGGTGCGGCACAAACCGTGAGTTTTACGAAGAAGTTACAGGTACAACCCCTACAGTTGACCTCACAGACGAAACATGGATCATTGGTGATGGTGATTTCTTCACCGTTGTTGAACGTAATGCAACAGCCGACGAAATCAAATTAGCGTTGCAAGACATTACACGAGATATTGAAATTGAAGAGGTTGAATAATGACAAACAAAATAAAAGAGGCCCGTTTAAAAGCGGGTCTCACACAAAAGGCTGCTGCTGAATTTTTAGAGATGCCGCTACGCACCTTCCAAGATTGGGAATACGGTTCTAACGCCCCTAAATATGTAATCAATATGGCGGTTAAAATGTTGTCAACAATTCAAAAGAATAAATAGGAGAATAAAACAATGCAAATGACTATCCAAGAAATTAAAAACGCGATCAAATACAACGAACTTAATAACATTGAAACACTTCAAGCTACCTATACAGGTATCAAACACAATAATGACGGCATAATTCAAACACTAGGTTATGACGATTTAAGCAACATTGTTATGATGCTTCGTTACATAGCTGAAAAATGCGAATTGCTTCGCCGCCGCACTAATTCGATATATGATGCGTTCGCCGCGTTTAACCTACGGGAAACAATATTCGATACTATAGATGAGTACCAACAAGAAATGAATAATCAAATACGCCAAATGTTAGCCGCTAGATAATAGCGGCTTTTTTAATTACTCAAAACCGAACACGCCACAACTTAATGTGATCTGACATCAAAACAATTTGGGTTAATTTGGTATAAAACCTTTACATAATAAATGCAGCATGTTCAGTTTTCAACAATTAAATGTTGCTTTTATACAAGAAATGGGATATATCGCCGTGGATATACCCCATTTTATTTTAGTTTTATTCATTTTGTTTGTATGTTCTAAACAAATACCGGCAATCTATGAAATCGTACAAGTAGTTATGGTATTAGGAAGTACATATTTAACAAGGATCGTATCTCAAATAGCATGTGTTCGTGAAAGGAATTTAACGCCGGTATCTGTTTACAACACACAAGGGGAACGTTTATAGTTCCCCACGGTGTCGTATGTTTAATAGGAGAATTTAGTTAATGTCGTTCAAAGCTACATATGACACTATAATTATACTATATTATGCTTTTCCGCATGTTTCCGATATAGTCCGATATATTCCGACTTTTACCGTTTTAGCAGTATGTATGCTAGGGTAATATGTATGGTGCAAATAATACCCAACCTTGACAAGTCCAGCCGTCTTTAGTTCGTTGGCTTGCGACTTTTCCAGGTCTGTAAAGTATCTAGCATGTTTAGCACTTTTGCCGTCAACATATTCACGCATCAATAGTATATTTTCTTTTCCTTTTGTGCATGTGTTAATAATATCCGCTGCGGTTTCCCGCTCATCAATCAATGCCCCTATTTCCTTTTGTGCTGCATCGCGCTTACTTTCAAGGCGTACTATTTGACGGTCTAACCCGCCCGGTGTTCCGCCACCTGTTAGGCGTTCTTTTGAATAATCAACCGCACCTATAGTGGTGATGTCTGATTGTAAATGCTTTAGATCTTCTTTCAACGAATTAATTTTCATTGTGATTAATTTGATAGGTTCTAGGTATTCTTTGGCTAATTCCCTGTATTCTTTATCCGTCATATATTCCCCTTTATTTCATATTCTTAACTTTCGTCTACAATGTTATTTTTTCAATTTCCGCTCTAATTTCAAGAATATTTAGATATCCCCCCATAGTAGCCTTTTGTTTACGCAACAGTTCAATGGGGCAAGTAGGTTTAAAATCTAAGGTTCCTGCATCATATTTAACAATCATTCTGTGAAGTTTATTGTAACGATCTTTTAGCTGTTTATATTCTCCACGAAATCTAGCCTGCCATTCTGGCTCACCAACACTTAATTCATTTTTCTTTTCTTTGTTCATTTTACTCACCTCTTATGATAGGGCGGATATTTCACCGCCCATATCTCATTACATTCTTTCAACAATTAAAATTACATCATCACATTCTTTTTCAATAGATACACATATTACATCAACAATATCATTGTTTGCCGTTAGCAATTTAACATCACTTTCTCCAAATTGATGTTCATCAATCAGATCGATTAATTCATTCCATGTCATTTTATTATCCTCCAATAATTAACCAATACAATATAAAAGCTATACTAAAAGCCACAAATACTATTAATGCGATTAAATAAATTAATGCTCCTATATGTGCTGAAGCATGTATCTTTTGTTTTCTTTTATGTTCACGTCCCAATTCCAATAACTCCTCAATAGAGATATTGCACGTACGCTTTTCTTTTGGGTTATACATTGTTTGCTAAACACCACATATTAACGCTTGTTTAATCATTTGCCAGTACTACCAATACCACCAGCACCGCGCGCCGTTTCGGTTAATTCATCAACTTCTAGCAGCTTTAATGCGCCAACTGGTACAAGAATACCTTGCAACAATCTATCGCCTTTTTGAATTAGATACGCATCATCGCTGGTATTTTTAAATATGCCTTTAATTTCCCCGCGGTAATCTGCATCAATCACGCCAAATGAATTTGGAATAACTAACGGAGTTTTACTCATACTAGATCGTGGCGCCAACATTAACATATATCCTTTTGGAATTTCCATTGCTAGACCTAGCGTTACATATTGCGTTTGATGCGGTTCTACAACAACGCTTTCCGGCTGGTAGAAGTCCATGCCAGCAGCATCTTCGCTACCAATTTTAGGCAACAACACACCATGCATAAATCGCTTAACCTTAATTGTGTTATCATTTTTGCGACCAAATACAAACTTCTTTAACTTACAGATTAAACCCATTTAATATCCCCCTATTTTAAAAGTTGTTCTAATACGGCGTTTCGCCTGTCCATGATACGAATTTCTGCCCGTGGGTTTTCTTTATCAATACCGGCTATGCAGCTTTCACCATATGAACATATCCATTTATCATCATCGATCACACCGGCTTTTGTTAATATATCGCTAGTTGCTTGTAACAACCCAATTAAATCCGGCCAACTTCTTTTGTTAGGAAGATAATACTTGCATTCAACAACCACAATGCCCGGTACGTGTAATTTCTTTCCAGCCAGTTGCCATAAACAAGCATCTTCATAATTTTCGTATGCTTCCGACGGAATTATAATGCGTTTTCCATTCTTGAATACGATACGCCCGCTATTCTTTTGGTTGCTGGGCGACCTTTGAATACTATGTCAATCACACCCATAGGGAACCACCGTTAATCTTTCCGCTAATTCAACTTCGTTGTAATTAATTTCTTCAATTCCAAATTCACCGCAATTACTGCTCCAGCTAGTTAACCCGCCACCATAATAACGAACCTTACCATTTTTATAGCCAGCAAAATGCCTTTTTAATTTCATCACTTTAGTTTTTACAACTATCGGTGTATCAGTGGGAATCTTTTCCCATTCCACAATGCCCAATAAACTTGCAATAGAATAAGTTTTATTGTTGCCAGCGATGCCTAATAGTCTGCACGGAATGCGCGGAGTATGTTCCCGCACTTTAAAATGTCCACCGTTTTCGATAAAAGTAGGATTTACAAAATAGGCGTATACCCCGAATATTTTAATATCGCGATAACCTTCATCGTACATTTCCTGTAATAACCATTTCGCACCTTGCTCATTCATCATAATTCAATTCCCCTTTTATTAATAAACGCTTTATTTGTTCCTTGATATGATATAAACACAATTCCATTGTTCTGTTAAAATGTTGTAAATTTTCTTTTGAAATTACTTGTCTTAACCGTTTTTGTTTTTTACCGTTTGGAATACTATATTCAATCATGATGCAATAAGAATTTGCGTTTACCTTTGGTTTTAAAATTCTATTTCCAATAACAATGGTTAAAGCACTTGCAAATTGTTCATGCGTATATGTTAGATCATTTGCTTTTACAAGTTTCTTCATTTGCCACACCCTTTATTTTGATATTCAAACATTATTTCTGTTTTCGGCGCATTAATCATAACAATAATGCTATGATGTGCGGGCGATTTTGTATGTTCGCCCGTTTCACTTATAAATTTAATGCGTTTAGTTGGTACGTATACGCTTATATTTGTTTGACTAAACAATTTATGCCGTTGTACTCCCCCCAATGTATCTATGGGTAATACCAGTACACATGGGCGACCCGTTTCGATACATCGCGCTATAATTTCATCTTTATTGCTATACGGCGGGTTAGTGATTAAATAATCAAACTCGTATTCTTTCGTTAGAAAATCATTAATACCATATATAGCTAATGGATCATAATCACGTGTAACAATTTTTGTAAAATTGCTTTTATCCGTATCAAACGGCAACAAGATTTTATCGCCAGCATTTGGCGGGAATACATTAAGCATCGTTCTAACTGTTTCTATAGGCGTATACCATTCATCGCTTTTAGCGCCTTTTATTAATGCTTCTTTCATCGTTGCCTTCTTTCAAGATTTACCCCAGCCGCTAACAACCGTTTTCGCACCAAGCAAAACGATGCGCCACATTCTGATGCAATTTCCCGCAACGTCAAACCTTGTTTTCTTAAACTAATCAGCATGCTTGTATCAATATCATCACGGTTAGATTTTCTTTTAATTGCTTTTCTTAGTCCTAATACTGACAATGCTGCATCTGCGGTTTTTCCGCCGTATATGCAAGCACCTAACGCAAGCCAATTTCCTGTATATTCATTTATCAAAACATATCACCACTTAATATAGTATTTATACTTGTTAGATTGCTCATGCTCATTGCATCATATTCACACAACCACGCCAAACAATATCGCCCATGTTTTAACCCGTCCGGCTTATTTCTAGGCCCCGGACTTGCATAAGTTACCGCTTCAACCCATTCACAATGCGCTTCGTATGTATACCACGGATACATAAGGCAATAGGCTTTTATGTATTGTTGTTTACGCTTTCTTTGTTTTAACTCCATTAATCCGGCACTTCCTCAACTTCAATCAAGCACGTAATCGGTGATACAGAAACAAAGGTATTTGTAACCTCATCTGTAAACGTTATGACCTTTTCATACCCCTGATTCACATTACTCAATACATTATTAAATACATCAATTTCACGTTCATTATCATATTTAGGCGCATAGGTTTTTGTAACATATCGCCTAGTCGCTCCATTTAGAAATACTGTAATTTGTAGCATATTTACACTCCTAATACTTACCTATACGCCGCTTGATGCGGTTGTTATTTGTCTTGATATACCAGCACACATCACCCAGAATATAACGGGTTTCCAATTCCTCTTTTCGATTGCTACTGTATTTTGTGTAGGCTGCGCATGTACTATGGCAGCCTATCACACTATACTCACAACCTTTACATGGTGATTTAAGCATTTGTTTACCCACAGCAATTTTGCAAAATATATGAAACACCCATAATGTGAGAATAATTCTTTACAATAACTGGCATTTCTTCAATAAATTTAGAAAATTGTTCGTCGCTTAGGCCTTGCATGAATTTTCTTTGCTCTTT